TTTGGTGGAGTATGTGGGAGTTTTGTTTATTTACAATGAAAACAAATAGAAATGTTACCAATTAGTTACCAACGATATAATATCGACTGTTTATTTTTTTATATCTTTTGAAATTCATAATATAAACAAAAACGCCCTCGGCTGAATAACCGAGGGCGTTTTTTTATGAGATACGTAGTTTTGGCATCGGACTACGCAACATTATAATATCAATTATATTATGCTTTGTCAATGTTTTATTACTTTATACGAATTAATCTTAGCATAGGCTACTCTGCCGGTCTTAACGACCTTAACCTTATCGACACTTGCGCTGATATGCTTTTGGACGATTATTTCAGTTTTCGGCAGATACTCATATTTAATTCCTGTAAGGTTTCGATTTTTATATAAATATGTTTTGCCTTTTAATCTGTAATGCTTGCCGACGGTTGTTTTATATGTTACCTTTTTCGGTTTATCAGCAACAACCTTGGTTGATGAAAGATAAGCTGTGCTTACCCAACCTTTTGTCGGAGCAGTGATATAAGACCAAGAGCCACTGACTTTGGTAACAGTAACCTTTGTGCCTTTTTTGAGCAGAGTTAATACTTTTGATGATTTATTAGCTTTTGCTCTGACATTAAGTGACTGCGATTGAGTAGCTACATACTTAGTAACATTCTTCTTTTTCGTTGAGGTTTTCTTTACATAATCATTTGAGAAAATCCAATAATTAACTGTGTTGCCGTACTTTTTAAAATTTTTCTCACTCACAAAAACGGTATTGCCGCTAAGCTTAGCGCCTGCTGCGCTTCTGCTCGGTGTATCGAATTTGCCAACATAAGAATAAGGGTCGTATACAGAAATAATGCCGCCATTGTAACCTACAAGCACAATGTAATGTCCTGAGGTTGTAAATAAGCCGTAATTGCAGGATGCGACGATAAAGTAATCAGATACGCCGTCCTTGTTCTTATCCTTTTTCAAATAGTTTAAGGCTTTATCAATATTAGAGATCGTCGCATATTCCTTAAAATTAAAATAGTCAGCCACAAAAGACCAAGCCGACCACGCAGTACCGTTTGATTTTGTGCGATAGCCATTATCAACAAAAAGCTTTGCCATTGTTGCAGGCAAAATAGCACCTTTTGAAGAGCTTACAACCATTGCCGCAGAGGTCGGACCACAACCACTTGATTTAATCGTTTGCGTTTTGTTTTTTGAGCTTGTATAAGGTTTTTCCGCCCAACGCCTGTCAGCCTGATTATAATATGTAAGACCTTTGCAAGCACCAAGGAGTGCTTTACCCTTGCCTGTGTTTGTGCCGTCATAAGAAATATTTTCCTGCTCAACAACAGCGTCCTGCTCAATCAAACTTTCATCAACAACAGTGCTTTCATCTTTAGGCTTTGCGATAATAGGCTCATCAGTGCCGACATCCTCGCCGTTTTCAACTTCGTCCTTAGTTTTCTCTGCCTCTGACTTTACATCGGCAGAAATAGTAACTTCGGGTTCGGTTGTTTGCTCTGTAGTTATTTCAGTCGGTTTCGTTGTATTTTCGATATTTGAATTATTGCAACCGCAAAAGATTGTAATAACCAAGAGTAATGACATAATCACGGACATTATAGCTTTATTTCTTTTCATTGTTCTTAACCTCTTCCTTAATTTCTAAAAATGATTTAATTGCATTTTTTACCGATTCAAACACTCTTTTAAAAAGCTTGTCATATCCGTACATAGCGCCGTAAGCAATGAAGAACGAGCCTACAATTGCGCCGACAATGATATACCAAACAAGTTTGAACGGTACAATTTGGCTTGCCGCAATGACTGTAACAAGGGTTAAAAATAAAGACACACCGAATACAATCAAATTATAAACGATATTTTCCTTATCCTTAAATACGGATTTGATGATTTCAGTAATAATTTGCACGGCTAAAATTAGCAGTGCGATAACAATTAACGATATACATAATGTTTTCATTTTTCTTTTACTCCTTTACTTCACAAAATGTTCTTTGCATAATTCTTCAAGGTCGTCTATCCTGTGATTCGCAACCTTAATATCGTTTTGAATAAGCGGAATTCTCTCGGCGAAATTATTATGCTTATCCACTTTCCTTTCAAGCTGTTCAATTCGATAATTTGTAAGCTTTGAAGCGGTAATAATTCCGCCGAATGTACCGATTAGTGTTCCCACCAAGCTTACAAGTGCCACTGCTATTGTATCTGTCATATCATCACCTCTTTATATCTTCTTGAAATAATAATCAAGCAAATCCTTTGCAGCTTCTACGCTTCCGTCAATATCATTTGTATAGGATTTGTTTGTAACATCATTAAGAAGCGGATAATCTGATACAACAGAAGTTGCATTTCCTGTAAAATACTTCCTTGCGCTGTAATAATAATCTTCTCCGTTGTAAGTTATTTTTCCGTCGCTGGTATTAGCATAACTATAACCGCCACCGACATAAGTTACACAATCTGCTTTTTTGCTAACGAGTAAAACGCCTGAATATGTATCAAATTTTATTACGCAAACAATTGCCAAGCCCCAATTTGATTTTTTGTATTGTTTATTATCAATTGTAGCAATTAATGAATTACTGCCGTATTTTTGCAGTTCCATTCTTACATTAGGCTCAACATACTCCTCAATAACATAGTCGCTTAAATCCGCACCGAGAACGTTAATAAGATAATCTCTGTTATTAGTGTATCTTTCATCATCAAAGTCGTAATTTTCAATGCACCTAACACGCCCTGCGGTAATATAATCATTCATCCAAGTTTCTTTGTATATGTGTAGCATACACTTAGGAATATAAATATAAGCCGTGCTATTAATATTGTTTGTATAATAACCGTCAACTGTTGTCACTTCATCCTTGCTTGGAAAAATATGAGCTTTTAAATTAGCACAACCACTAAAAATATTATAGGAATCACTAATTGTCGCACCACCGTCTTTGTTATAATTTACGCTTTTAAGGTTTGAGCAACCCTCACACATATATCTTCCACACATTGTTTTAAGATGAGGAAAAGAAAGTGAGGTCAAAGCAGTACAGCCACTGAAGTTATAATAACCACTAATAGCTAAATCTTTTCCTGATATTTTTGCTTGCACTAACGAAGTACAACCTGAAAACGCACTACTATTGACCGTATTACAACTTTTTAAATTAACTGAACGCAGTCCTCTGTGCTGATAGAATGCACTATTTCTAAGCATAACAATCTTGCCCTCAGTATCATCAATTGACCAATCACTATTAGGATTGATAATATCAGGCTGAATATAATTTCTTAATATGCTGAACGTATCAATTGTTTTAAGTCTTTTAACCACGTCATCAAGCGTTGCGCTACTGTCAAGCTTATCTGTTTCATCAACGAGATTATTCACAACGTCTATAAGTTCTAACCTTTGCTGATTTAGTTTTAATATACAATCTGCTGTTGCTGCCATTATTCTAAGCCTCCTATAATCTGTTTCAGTTGGTCGTTCGCAATATCACCTGTAGCTACTGCCGATAACACTCCGTTTTCAAATTTCAATCCGTTGCCGAGCGTAACAGCTCTGAATTCGGGACGTCCGAGTTTTTCTTTAGTCGAATATACAAGGCCGCCGGTTCTTGCGCAGGGAAGGTTATGTAAATAATCGTCAATCTTGTAAGCAGTACCCTGTGCGCCTTCTACCATTTCCCAGAAGGTTGTATCGTATTCAGTAGCGTCTATGGCGAATCCTAACTGACCCGACCATACGTCAATAGGATTGTATTTGTAATTAGCATCATCAGGAATGTTCTTGCTAATATCGCCAATATAAACAATATCGCATAAGCATTCCGTATCTGTTTTGCTGAATTTTAGGTAAATGGTGTCTCCTTTGTTTACCTTGATTTCAAGGGGTGTAAAGTCTGCCACAGCTCTCGGATGACCTAAGCGGAAAATTCCGTTAGCATATATGTTGTATTTGCCGCTTACTTTTATGGTATTTCCGAGTCCTGTACTGTCGAGAGTCATTGTTTTAAGAAGAGCGTTTCTTGCAAAAAGCGATAACAATTCGGTAGTTGTTTTTTTAGTTGACGGGCTTGTATAACTAATGGAATAAATACCTAAATCGCTAAGCATATCTTTAGTTTCTTGGGTGGTGATATGGTTGCAATCATCGTTAAACCAATCTCCGGTGCTCAAATCTTGAACGTAATAAGTATTATACGAATCAAAAACTTGGGCTTCGCCGCCGGTACCGGTAAGGATTAATATGCCTGCGTATAAGCTCACAAGCAAACTTCCGTCCTCTTTTTTGCAATTTATGTCACTGTTAACGAAGTATAAACTGCTTTCCTTAAGGTCACTGACCTTGAAATCTTGGCTTAGAATTGTGATAGGTCGGTTTTGGAGAGCGGTGTAATCTGCGACTTTGAGGATATCCTCAATGCTCTTTTGAGCTGTTTTGCCATTAAAAACGCCCAACAAGGTATCATCCTTGTTAGGCGCTCCAATTGATTTAATTATATCTTTGAATTTTCTTAGTCCCATATAATACCTCCTTAATATGCAGCAGGATAAGTAGCTGAAAAGCGAATATGCGTAGCCTGCTGAATAGAAAGAGAACCAAACGAATAAAAAATAGCCTGTCCATCAGGATTTATTGCTACAGTAAATATTTCCTTATTACTTGCAATACCTATGACTGATAGCTGATTTGCAGGACGCATACCGACAGGCAATGTCAATATTGCATCCCCTGCTTGTGCATCGCCGTTTACGTCCTTATTAATTTGACAAGTAACCGTAACTGTAACTATTCCGTTTTTACGATAAAATTGACAATTGTAAAAATTATAAAATACAGCGCCAAAAGTGACTTGTGATTTATAATCTTGTAGAGGCTCAATTCCTATTGAAGAAAGAGAGCTTACACCTGTACCGCCGTATTCAACAGGCAACGCCTCATTACTTGAACTAAAAATATGCCGCCATATTACATTATGAGGGTTGTTTTTATCAAGCAAATGGTTTGAAAGCGTTGATATCGCTTTTTTCACTTTTCCCCAAAGCGTACTCGTTTTGTCGCCTGATGAAACATTTTCAAATCGGTTTGCTTCTGTAAATTTTGGTACGGCATCACTTGATGAAACATTTTCAACTTTTCCAAGTCCTATTTGTTGAGCAGTAACATTATGAGGATTTTCGTAATTTTCAGTATGTTCCTTAAATTGATTAACCGTAACAGTATCATAATCGCCTACAGCAACGGTTATATTGTCTGTATCGGTTATAGTAACGGTAACATATCCTACGTAAAGAGCAATAACACCCTGTTCCATTTTTTCAAGCCTTGCGGGTGCATTATCATAAGCATAAGCATAAAGAACCTCATTGCCGTCCTTATCTTCAGCATAAAGACCATATTCGCACCAATCAAAGCTTTTAGGAATTTTAGAGGTGTCAAGCTCCCATTTAAGATTTAAGATATTTTGCTTTGTATTATCATAAGAGGTAAACGGTACACTTGTAACAACATTGCTTAACTCGGTAGCTTCTAAATAATTAGTTTTCTCAACACCGTCACCAAAAGCAACCTTAGTAAATTTAATGCTGTTACCATTAACCGCTCCGATATGCAGAGCCTTACCGTTATTAGTAAGTTTAAATGCAGTAAACATTTATTTTTCCTTTCTATTCATCGAGAATCAGTATATTTCCGTCATCATCGAGAATTACGTTATTTTCATCATCGGCACAATACACTATTGTGTCATCGTTGTACTCTTCAACGCTTATTTGATTTCGTTCCTCGATTTTTGTAAGAAAACCGATTTTTAAACTTTCTTCGATTTCAGTTTTGCCGTTCAGCGTGTAATTCACATTCATAGGCAACCACGTATCGATAAAATTTTTAATAAGCGGAATATCGACTTTATGAATATTGAGCCATATAGCAAGCTGATAAAATTGCTCTCTGCTATTGTCAACAGTAAAATTATCTTTGCCGCAGTATTCTTGAAGCTTTGAAATAAATTGCGGCAAGGTCATACTTGCCACTGTATTCCATTGCAACAGCACCTTGTTTCTTCGATTTTCAATACTTTGGCTTGAAGTAGGAATAATTCCCAAAAGCCGCTCATATTTGGACAATACGGTTGCATCGCAATCCGAAATAAATGCTGAATCAAAATTCCAATCAACCGCTTTGTCAATACTCGAAACCTCAATATCGCCCGATTTGCAAAGCTGCTTGAATTCATAATATTCACGCAAAAACGCCGGCAAATATTCTAATAAGGTTTTGGTTTCATTATCTGTTGCCATTATGAAATCACCTCATCATTTATTTTAAGTATTCCGAGAGTGGCAACACTTATTTCATCTAAAGTAACGCTTTGACCGTTATTCAAAGTGCAGGAAACATTTGTAATATAATTACTGCACTCGTTATATATGGCAGTTAAAAACTGAATTGAGGTAAGTTCCGTATTATCGCTTGTTTCCCACTCACTCTTATAATCAGCTAAGGCGCTATTAATAACCTCTTTAACAGATGCTTTGACATCATCAACCGAATAGCCCTGCTTCAATGAAACGGTAATATCAAAATCAACATTAACAAGCTTTGCACTCTGAACGTTTACACAATGTCCTATCGGAACTATGCCATCACCGCCGCCGTCAGTCGGGTCTAAGGTGGTTTTTAACTCATTAATAAGTTCCTCACTCGGTTTATTCATATTACTGTCAAGAATATAGACTTCAACTGTTCCACCTGATGACAACGTTTTATTTTTAATTGCTGATGATACGGCAGAAAGCCAATTTTTCACATAGGATGACAACGAACTATCAACCGCCGCATCGGCAATCCATTGATTAACCTCCTCATTAGGAACATACTCCGTTATACTCGAACGCATAACCTTGCAAGCGCCTACTTGACTGTTTTCTTTAATCTTATTGATATAGTCCTCACGATTGCCGCCAAAGGCTTTACTTTGCAAGGAACTAAAATACCTTTCACGAAATGTTTCCACATCTTCTTCGTCAACTCCGGGAACGATAACAGCACTTTTATAAGTTTCATTGCCATTGTCATCAAGGATTTTATTACCCTTATCATCATAAAGAACTGCTCCTTGAATTCTTGCACTTTCAAGACCGTTAATTTCATCAACAGGTATAAGCGTTCCGCTTTCGAGATTGCCTATAATTCCATCTGTAACACAAACAATATCATAAGCACCTGCAATATCATCACCGCTTATTACTTCAAAAGTAAGCTCATAATCTTCCGAAGTAAATCTATCCCCCACCTCAATCTCGGCAGTTGGTGGGTCTGCCATCATTCGCAAAGTTGACGGTGTCGCTTCAATCGGATATATATTTCTTTCGGCGGCTCTTTTAGTTAAATAATAATAGGATGCTGTGTCGGCAAATGTTTCGGTTAATACCTCGTCAAGTGCCTCGTAATATGTTTCAAGTTCCAACGCAAGCGGAGCAAGGGCGGTATAAATAATAGAACCCTCTCGTTTGTCGATATCATCAGATACATTATTTAGCATTCTTTGCATAATTGTATTAAAAGTTTGATTTTCATACATTTATATTCACCTCCGTTTCAATTTCAATATCTTCATCAGCCGTTACTACTGTAAACTTTGCAAAAACATTTTTCTTTTTTACAGAAATATCAAAATCTGTAACGTCCTCAATACGGTCGTCCATTGTTAAAGCTTCTTTAATTCTGCTTGGCAAAACAGCACAAACATAGTCTTTATCTTGACCTATTAAGTCTTGATACTCAAAACCGTAGTCACTGCTAAAGGCTTCATCATTATATCTTTGCGTATTCAAAATACAAGAAACGACTTGTCTTATAGCGCTTTCGCTATCTTCTTCGTCAATCATTCCGCTAAAACGTTTAGCGGCTGTATTCATTTTGAATGTGCGATTAGGATAAGATGAAATATCGACTTCATCATCAATCTCGTCATCTGCCGATTCGTCAATAATATCATCGTCATAAATGTAATCATCATTTGAAAATGCCATTTTTTCCTCCTAATCTAAAACATCCAAAACAAGATATTTACCGCCGCCCTGCTGACGGAGTAAAACTACTCTCGTTTCTGTTTTCTTAATATTATCTCGTGCTGTTTTTGTCACATATAAAAAGCTCTCATCAACTGTTATTTTCTGACCGAGCGATATTTTTAAAGGGCTGACATTTTTAACCCTGCCAAGCTTAATAATGCAGGGCTTAGAAGCATCCACAGCCTCTATCGCCGCCCTTTTCATTAATTGAACAAGATTAGAGTTACTTGCCATTAAAGCCACCTCCTGAAAGAATAAGGTCCATTGTATGCTTTCCGTTTTCAAATTTATGCGTTACCTTTTCAACAAGCAAATAACTGCTTATCTTACAGTTAGGCAAATTCATAATAACAGGCACCATTGAGCCTGCCCTTACGTTTCTATCGCCGATTACATCTTTAATGGTAAGGCTTTTTGTTTTAGCGTTATACATTTTCATATATGCCTGTGCCTTTAGTTTTGCAACCTTGATATTATCCACCTTTTCGTAAAGCTGAAGTACACCCCATTGATTGATACTTTTTGATGATTGACAAACAATAGTATGATAGGTTGTTTTCTTATCATCTTTGTTTGTTTTTTCATAAACAATTTTCACTCGATTGTATGTATTACTGTCAATTGAGGTTTCAAGTGAATAATCCTGCGCTGTTTCAACATCAACCACGCAACTATTCCTTTTCATATTGCTTATATTTTTCAATGTCAGTTTACCGCAATTATCATAAAGAACATATATTTGACTTTTTTCAAGCATAGTGTTATCGAGCGCATCCTGAATAATATCGAAGCATTCCGAACCCTCTTCTATAGCTGACATTTTATATTTTGTATCTGCTATTGAGCCGTATTTCAAATTCATTCGCTTAGCCACCGTTTTAATGACCTGCGATGCCGTTTTCTTTTTGTATATAAGGAAGTCCTTATTTTTCAGATAACGCAGTTGGTCATAAGCAACATAGCTGTAAATGCGGTCTTTTGAGATTTTCTTTGTAAAAACATATCCTACAAACATTGTTTTCGGGTCAGTTCCGTCACTTTTGCAAAGAGAAACAATAATACAGTCGCCCTCTTGAATGTTATATTTGTGGTTATCGTCATAAACAACCTCAAAATCAAATTGCCCCGGTGTGCCTTTTCTTTCCCAAGTAATTTTAGCGCCCTCTTTAACAGGAACATACCTATCAATATATGAGCCTTGGGTAGTAGTAAAATGCCGCCAAACGGTTTGAACATATGTGCGGTTTTGCTTATTAGTATCAGTAATGGTAACGTTCTTAACTGCCGTTGATACTTTGGTTTTATTTTTCAGTATTTTTTTCAAATACTTAATTTCTTCTGCCGAAGTATCTTTTGTTGTTGAGCTTTGATTATTTTTCGTACCGCTGCTTGCAGCAGTACCGCCGCCTGTTATGTTTCCATTGCTCGTAGAACTACCATTCTTATCGGACTTTATATTAGGTATCGAATTGCCTAATTTGCTTTGATTTTTTGGGCGAAGAATACCGTTAATAGTATTCTTATTATACGGAATACCCATACGGATAGACATTTTATCGTGCTTGCCTGTTCCATTTTGGTCGTAATAAGTGAAACGACCGTTTGAATTGCCACCTGCAATAATAAAGATATGACCGTTTCCGCCACCACCTGACGTTTTAACTCCTATATCACCCTTTTGTACCTCATTATTCTTTTTATAAGTCGGTGTAATAAAAACAAAATTGTTTTTTAACCACGTTGACGACTTACGGTTAAGCCACCACTCTTTAGCATTTCCTTTAAAGCCTGCACTTTTACCTGTGATACATTTTTCGATATACAGCAAAATCAAATCGACACATTGAACGCCGTAAGCCCTGTCATAATCAGTTGCTTTGCCAAGAAATGTAGAAACAAAGGTATCAAAATTCATTGTCTGTCCGAATAGTCCTGTATTCGCCATAATAGATTATCTCCTTTTCTTCTTAGCTGTCTTTTTGAGCTTAAGCGTTTGACCGGGAAGCAATTTTGCTTTTTTCCTATCCTTATTGGTTTTCAGCTTTTTAAGTAGCTTCTTTTTGGAATTTTTAACAGTCTTTTTATTAAGATTGTAAATTGTTTTCCATTTTGCTGTATCACCGAAATACTTTTTTGCAAGGCTTGAAAGTGTATCATTCTTTTTGGTCTTAACCGTTTTAGGCGGCTTGGCCGTTAACCTTTTAGCGCCCCAAGTTTTATACTCTTTGAGTGTCAAATTTATTGATACATCAGTGCCAAGGTCTTTAGCATCCTCGGTTACCTCGATATTTTCAACAGTAACCTTATAGCTTTTGCTTTCGTAATTGCTGTCAGTAGCACCGTTAGGCGATTTTCTTGTAATCGTAAAAGCAACAACCTTTTTAGCCGTTTGGTAAGCCCTAAGCTGTTCAACATAAGCTTCAGGTGTGCCTGATTTACCAACAGCCGCAAAAGGATAGTTATATCGTGGCAATATAAGGTCACTAATGTTAAACTCTATTAAACTCGGCGATTTACAGTAAGAAACCTCACCCTCATTAATAAGAGTGACAGTTTCATTATTGCTTTTCATTGTTTGAGTTATTTTGCTTGGTGTAATCGGAAAAACGAATTCATCGATTTGCATTAAATACATTAATGATTACCCCCTGCGTTAGAGTTAAGCCCTTGCTCAATCGTACTTCTCAAATGCTCTGTCACATCGTCAATATCAAGGTCGTTACTTATGTTGTTATGATTAATCATTTCAACATTAACAGAGTTAGTATAGCGATTTATAATCTGTTCTTCTGCCATATCCTTTAAGTATTCAATGTTTTCGCTTGTAGAGGCAACTGAATCACTTATACTTGATGCACTGTTAGCGGTGGAAGCCGTTGAATTTGAAATTTTGTTGAGCATATCGGTCAAGTCGTTGTTGTTTGTATCAACAACAAGTTTAGATGTCATTTTATTGGTAAATGCCACACCTTTGCCGTAAGCATTTTTATAAGTTTTGCGATTGATACCCTTAGGCGTAAAATCAAATTTCTTAGTATAGTATTCGTTTGCGCCTACTTTATCTAAGTATGATTTTGCCGAATCAAGCTTAGCAGTAACATTTTGACCTGTAATATCATCCCAAATTCTTGTAAATGCCTGTGCAAAGCTTACTAAACCTCCAAGCATTTTTGCTAATAGATTAGTGAAAGCATCAGTTATATTGTTAAAACCACCTGTAAAAATGTTATAAACCCAATTCATAACATCCTCTACAGGCTTAACAAAGAGCGTATATAATATTTGAATGATTCCATTTATAATTCCTATAATGAAATTGTAAATACCTGCACCGACGACAAAGACCGAGCCTGCTAAATTCTGCAAGCCTGTTGTAGTTTCAGTTTTAAAACCGTTAAAACTTGCCACAAGAGCTGTAATCACCGCAATTACTGCTAACAAAGCCCCTGCCACAATAAGGGCAGGACAGGCAAGCATAGCCGTATTTAGACTAAACTGTGCCCCGGCAGCTGCTTCCGTTGCTGCCGCATTAGTAGTTTTTGCTGCTGTATCAACAGTTGTTGCGCTTGCACATTTAATCATTTTCTTTATATTTTCCTGAGCTTCTTTATTATGCCATGCTTGAACAGATGCTTGGATAGTTGTCACCGCCGAATGAATTGCAGTCAAACCATTTATTGCGGCAATTGCACCTTTATATAATCCGAATATGATTAGTCCTGCCGCAAATAAAGGAATGATTGTTCCCATACTTCCGCTGATTTTTTCTGTAAAACTATCGAAAGATTGAAAAGCAGGACCGACCATGGTAACAATATTACCTGCTAAAGTTCCCAAATTACCAAGTGTCGTTTCTGTAGTTTTACCAAAATCGGCAACAATAGTTTTAAGGTCCTTACCAAATACGTTTTCGACAGCCGTATCTACTTCGGTTATAAAATTTTGCAGTCCTCTTGTTATTGCCGCTTTCGCATTATCAAAGGTAGCGCTCCAAGTTGTAGCTGCTCCTTTTGCAGACCCTGCTATTTTCAATACACCGTTAGTACCCTCTTCAAAAGCCGTAGAAACAGTTGTAATAAAGTTTTGTGAACTGATAGTACCTTTGCTCAAAGCATTTTGAACAGCACTCGCACTTTGACCTGTAGCCTGAGCATAAATACCGACAGCGTTAATACCTACATCAGTCAATCGATTTAGCTGTTCCATTTCAACTGTGCCTTTTGACATCATCTTACCAAGCGCATCAGTAACGGTACCTAAAGCCTCGTTAGTTCCGGGTCCGTAAAATGAAACAGCATCAAGCCACTTAGTAACCTCGCTTGTAGCATTTCCGATATCCATACCCCTTGTAACAAAGTTTTGAACAGCGCTCGCAGCAATATCAAGACCATACGCAGTTCCTGTTACAGAATCTTTTATTCCGTTTAATGATGCTTTTGCCATTTGAGCACTACCTGTAATGGCAGTCATTGTCCTGTTATAATTAGTCATAGTATCCATACGCTTAAATGCGCTGTCTAATTGACCTGTTACAACATTGCTCATTTTTTGAACAACACTTAGTCCACCTATAACGGAGAGAAGTTTTGACACCGATAATTTAGCAGTATTAAAGCCATTACTCATTTTAGCTGTTGAACGCTGAACTGAATTTCCTGCTGTAGTTACGGTAGAATTAATCTTGTTAATTTCATTATTACACATATTAATCGCTCTCTGTGCCTTATCAACTGCAGTAGTATCAAAGCCCTTAACCGTAGCCGTATTGACTGAATGCAAGGCATCGACCGTATATTGCAAAGCAGAAGTGATATTACGCAATGGTGCTGTCATTCTGTCGGCAATAGTTAGTGTAGTTGTTATAGTTGCCATTTTATCAGTCCTTTCATTTTAAATCTTTTCGAGCCTTGTCCTCAGCCTCTACTCTTAAATCAATAGAAGCTATAATAAAGGCTCTTTCTTTTTGCGGTAAATTCGCAAAAATCGAGGGCAATATTCGTAATTTTTGGAGGGCGTAGTGTGCATAAGCCGCATCTCCGTCCTCTTGAATTAGTTTTTTGCCTTTTCGACATCATCGTTAATGTCAGTAAAGCCGTTGAGTTCTGTCACGAAAACAAGGAACTGTGAATATTCGCCGGGGTTATCAATCATCTCAACAATAAGAGCCTCAGGTGTCTTTACGCCGTAGCTGTCCTGTAACTCAGCATCATTAAGATTCGGCTCAACAACCGATTTTGCAATAAGAGAAGCATTATACTTAGCAACATCAAGCTGTTGTTTAAACTGATTAGGTTTGCCAAGAATAGGTACATCCTTTGTGTACTTATCTCTCATAGCCTCAGCTTCTTTAGTGGTAAGCGGTTTAATAGTCCATTCAATCGGATTGCCGTTTTCATCGGTAAATGACTTCGTAGGGACATACTTAACATTTTCCCTTACTGCTTTATTTTCTTTAAGAAATCTACTGAATTTTGACATAGTTATTTATCCTTTCGTTTTTAAAAAAAGTAAGGGACTGAATAATCAGCCCCCTATAATTATTTTGCTTACATTCCTGCAAGCTTGTTGAATTTGTTAGGAATTTCAAAATCCTCAAAAGTAAAGTCCATATCCTCGTCAAGGTATTCACCGTCGGCATCAAATTTTGCAAGGATGCCGCCGTCAATATTACAATTGATAAGGTTTACGGTCTGTAAGCCTACGCTTGAAGTCGGGTCCTCGTTGGTTACCTCAATATCGAAATAAACATCTTCGCCTGTTCTCTTATATCTTTCGAGAAGTTCACGGAAAATTGAAGTGTTATAATGGAATGTTGCAGAGCCTGAGCCTTTCCAACCTGTAGACTTATTACCCTTACCTGTTTTACCCAATATAGGTACTTCAGTTTTGGTCTTTTCAACCTTAGCCTCAAGCTTAATTGCCTGCATAAAATTGTATCTGTTTCCGTCGACAGTAACATAACACTCTGCAAGTTTCGCAGATACGGTATCTTTTGCATTCATAATACTTTTAGTCATTGTATCTTATACCTCCCTTTTTACTGTATTGTAACAGTCATATAGAGCTGTTCCATAGCGTTTACAGGTGTAACCGCTTCTGTCACTACAACAGATTTCTTTGTGTCACCCTGCTCAACGATAACTGTATCGCTGTTAAAGTCCTCAATCGCCCTGATTTGCTCTAATTCCTTGTGATGCTTAACAATATCTTTCCAAAGCGAATTTCTGCCGCCTCGGTCATTAGGAATAATACCAAGATATCTTGTGTTGAACATAACAGCAATATCATTTGCAATTTGGTCGAGAACTCGAATCGTCTGATTAGATTTAAAGTCATCGCCCTTTGCAACTGTAACAGTAACAAGAGAGTTGATATCGGATAATACACAAATATTATCATCGCTCTGCTGAAGCGTGAACTCGCCGTCTTTGATAGCCTGTTCAAGCTGTGCCTGCGTATAATCAACATTAACGGTATATTCGCCGTCATATTTAGTATTAGTGCAAGATTTATTGACCGCAACACCTGCAATAAGACCTGTTACCCAATAAACAAGGTCTGCCTTTGTTGCACCGTCTGTAACATCATTTTTAAGGTTGACAACACCCTCATAATCAGCTTTCTTGTTATAAACAACAAGCTGAAATTTCTTGCCTACCTCATCACGAAGTCGCTTACAAAAGCTTATGTAAAGCTCTTTTGTGCTATCGTCCTCAGTTGCAACACCCATTGCGTTAAATGAATACCTCTCAATTTTATCAAGGTATTTTTGGTGTGATTCACCGTCTGCTGTACCGTTAGTACCACCTGTAAGGGCAGTTTTAGCTGTCACGATAAGATTAGCTGATGAAATGAATGTAACAAATTCATTATCAACAAGTTCACTTGCCTTAGCTACAGTTTGAATATCAACAGTCTTATTATCAAAAACTGTTTTAACATCAAATTTGCTTTGCTCGTCAACATTCTTCTCAATCACAATAGCAATATCGTTTCCTCTTGTGCCTGTGTATTTTGCTTTTGCAAAGGTACATTCAGCTTGCTTGCCACCACCATTTAAGCGGAAGCAATGAAGTGTTATAGCGTTCTTAAAGATTTCACGCACAGGCTTAAGCTCGTCGGCATCAAAAGAATAGCCGAAAATCGTATTGCTGTTCTTTTTAAAATCCGAAGCTGTCACCGTAAACACCTTATCATCCGCACCCCAATTAAGAGGCAATGCAATTGTTGCAATTCCTCTGTCTGATAAAGCAGTTGATGCATTAGCCGCTGATACAAAGTTAATATATGCACCCGGCAAAGTCTTGTTTTGTGCTGTAAAAGCACCGCCGCCAAAAGCCATATTATTTCACCTTTCCTTTCAAATACTTTTTGATTAATTCGTGAGTTTCTTTAACGGTATATATTTCACCGTCAATAAGAAGAGCAGTCAACAAATCTCGATTACTTGAAAAAGCATCCGAGTTAATCAACTGCTCTTTTGTGTATTTTGTTTCTGTTTTTTTCATTTAATCACCTTTGATTTAATTTCAACTCATTCATTTTGTCTACATTATCACCGACTACCTTTTTAAAGAAGTTATAGCTTACCTGAAAATTGAGCATATTGTCGCTAAGTGGCTCGCATTGCATATCCTTACCGAAAAACTTATCCTCTCCGTCATCAATACAATCCAAACAGGTATAAAGCCTGTTGGATATCTCGCTACGCTTTTCGGCGCTCACATCATCAATTGGTATAAACTGAATTGATATACGATTTTCAGAGCGCAAACGATTATTTATAAATCTGTTTTGAGCGTTGCGAACATAACTAATGAAAAAGCAGGATTTATTTAAACCCTGCTTAATTTCATCAATATAGTATTCGTAATCATCGCCGAACTCGTTATATAAAGCATCACATACGCCATTAATTAATAAATCAGCCATTAGTAAACATATCTCCAAACTCTTTTTTCATTCTTCTTTCAAGGTAGGTCGGTATAACATTTCTTACCTCGTCCTCTGCTGTACTCAACATTTTAAAGCCGTCAACAAACTTGTCGCTGTTCTTTATTCTGTATCCGAATTCAACATAATCGGCATACGAAGTATTATTAGTAACACTTGTCTTAAATGTATCGCCGATTTTTGACATTTCAAGGTTACCGGTTATAGTAAAGCCTCTTCTCAAAGCACCTGTATCAACAGGGCTTCGTTTTGCCGCTTTTTTAAATATTTCCGATACAATCCTTATTGAACAATCCTTACAAAAATCATCAATACGGCTTTGCTCATTTTCAAGAGTATTAATAAGTTCTTCAAAAGCCTTTGTATCACAACTCATTATGCCCACTCCTTAAATAATTCAAGTTCAATTTCTTGGTGCGAATCGTAAATAAACGGTTGTCCTGCATTTTTGTATTCAGCAGTAACACCGTTTTGAGTAACAACAATCTTTGAGCCGGGGGAAATAGAATAATCAGGCGGCAAAAACAGCTTAATTATCTGCGCAACAGAATTAACCGAATCACTTTGAGCCGTAGGATTCGCCGTTTTAAAAGACAATCGGCAAGGCACATCTTTATATACAATTTCATCATTAAATGAAGTTGTATGATTAGCATTAACAGTCTTTTTATGCTCAATCACCGTGCATTTGCCAATATATGTACTTTCAATAGCTTTTCTTACCATTTGATTTTGCGAAAGCATATCAATTCACCCTCACCTGTATTAAGTAAAGAAGAAACAATCGCATCAAAGCGCTGTTCATCAGTCATAGAACCCTCACCTATGGCAAAGGTAACGTTTGTATCGCCTGTTTGAACTGATTTTACCGCTGTTTCCAAATCAATAGGTAAATCGTCCGACTGTCCTGTTGACTTTTGGTTATACAAAACCTTACCTGCCACTCTTTCAATGACAATATGATTGAGTTCTTTAGGTATTGCTGAGATATTACAGAAATTTTTAATGTGGCTTACTACCTCATTAATTGAAAAAGCAATAAGCCACACATTATTATCGTTTACAGTAAGCTTGTATCCCAACGTTTCAAGCCTTTTTAAGATAAGCAATATAAACTCATCGTCAAAGGCTGAATCGTTAAGAACGGCTGATATAGCCTTAATAAATGAACGAATTGTATCGGATACCTCGGTTGTCATTTAACAACCCCCTCTTATCCCTTTGAGATAATTCTTGTAATAGCGATTGCCTTATCAGCAATAGCCTCAGTGCCGTCGTTAATAATGCACCAATTTGCACCGTTAGAAAGGTCATCGTTAGATGCCGAAGCTGTAAGAGATGCAGGCTTTTCAAATGAAATACCGTCAACACCGCAAATATAACGGTCACGGGTATAGAGTGTATCCTGACCGCCGTTTGTTTTAGGGTCACGGCTCATTTCATAAGGAACTGAATCGCCGATATCATCACAAATAATTGAGCCTAAGCCAAGAACATAAGAGGTATGCTTAGTATAAGCTTCAACAGCCTTAATACCTTTGCTTTCATCAGCCTTAACAGCAGGAATATCCTCGGTAGGCATACCGTCATCAACGAGTACCGCTCTGCCGTTCCAACTGCCGAGGGCAAGTTCTCTTGTAAGGCCGTCCTTATCTGTATAAGTAAAATATTTAAGAAGTTGCAAGTTTTCAAGATTTGTAGCAATGGTACTGTCCATAATTACAAGCTTGAAAATATCCTTATTGTCGCCACAAGCTTTCTGCATAGCCGAATTAAGAGTTTTAGCACCTACATAGGCATCCTCACCCTCATTAGCAGTAATATCATATGTATGTTTGTCGATAAAGGTTTTAGCAGCCTTTGCTGCAACTGTTGAGCCTGATGTACTCATACTGTAAATGCCTTTCAAGATTGCAAGAATGATGTCCTGCTTAACATCAAGCTTATAATCAGCAATCTGCTCGGCAACATTGTTCATAAAGTCAACACCGGCTGTAATGTTCTTACTGAAGCTTCTTTCTGTCCAACCGTCCATTCTTGAAGCAACAATGAAGCCCTGCTCGAATGTAGTGGTATTGCTTGACACAATATCAGTTGCGCCTGTGTTATTCTGTGAGGTTTTGCCTGAAATAGTACCGTAATATGGTACTCTGCAATAAAGCGAGCCTGTCTGACTTGACAAAGCCTCTCTTGCCTGTTCGTTTGAGCCGATAGCGCCTGACTTTGCAAGCTCCTTCTTCTTTGGGTTTGGCACACGGTCTACATACTTGCCAAATGCCTGTGGGTTAAATGATTTTGAATCAAATTTTGCCATTTTTAATAATTCCTTTCACAATTAAATTTTTGCATCAGGATGTTGTTCAAGGTAAGCACACATTTCCGTATATGTCATTTTGGAGGTGTCTACCTTATGCTCACCGTCATCGTCGCCTGATTCGCCGATTTGAGCACCTTTGATTTGTGTTTTTGAATCTGCAAACAAGAATTTTGTATCATCGCTCTTAATAAGCTTTGAGATTTGTTCTTTAAGACCTTTGACCGTGCCGTCATCCGATAACTCTGCATCATCAAGATTAAGAAACGGCATAACAGCCTTAGCGTTCTTTGCTTTAGCCGAAACAAGAGCTGCCTCTACCGCCGAGTTGATTTTCAACTGCTTAATCTCGGTTTTATGAGCCTCTGCCGCATTCTTGTTTTCATCTTCAAGCTGTGCAATCTTTGTTTTAAGCCCCTCAACATCATCTGTTGAATTTTTAAGGTCTTTAAGTTGCTTATCTCGGTCACCAAGCTGTGAAGTCAGATTTTCAACTTCTTTTTTTGCTGTGTCGAGGTCTGCTTGAATTTTGGTAACTTCACCTTTTGCCTTGCCGATATCTTGACTGTTTTCGTCAAGTATCTTATCAACTTGCTCCTTGGTAAGTCCCATTTCTTCCAAAAACTGTCTTTTCATAATCAATCTTCCTTTCAGTTTGTTCTCGGTGTTTCTTTCACCATCAGAATTTTGAATTTTCGGCTTTTCTCGACTTCCGACAGGTCAATATAAAAAGAAGCCGACACAATTAAGTGTCAGCTTCCGATTACTGATTTTGGGCATAAAAATAGCACCTTACAAAAATGTAAAGTGCTTTAATTTTTTTGTTGCCACAACGGTTTATATAATCCATTTACAACAAGATTATCAAAATTTTTCACATAATACTCTCGTTCTGCATCATATTCCTCAGGTGACATATCATCTCGCCACCAAGGATTTTTTTTCATTTCCAATGATGCCCAATCAGACGCATTATTCAAATTCAATCAATCCTTTCGTGAAATCTCGTATTGCATTTTCAACTATAAGTGTTTCTCTATAATATGTTCTTTCCCCTGGTGTATATTCGCCTCTCCTTACCTTTAAATTAATTTCATCTAATTCCTTGGAATATAATGTATCAAAGAAAGGTGTAGGTCTAATAATTCCATTGCTTTCAATAACAGATATTGTTCCATCATATCTTGAAATAACAAACATATTTATACAATTATCAGCTGATAAAGTTAGTAAATCTGTCTCACTAAAATTAGCAGGTGAATTATGGTTATGAACAAATGCATAACTGCCTTTATTATTTTTCACAAAATCCCAAAAGCCATCTCCACCAACTTCCATTGGTTGCCCTAATTCTGTATATGCTATATCACCTGTTTTCAAATCAATTAATATAAGATGTTCGTTTCCATCTAAATATCCTGCTTCGGCAACATTTTTACAAGCATTAGACAAACACTCATTAATCTTATTTGACTTATCTTTAAGTAATACTTTATATAGTGCTTGCGCATTATATTTTAATAATTCATTACTATATGGAGATTTTGCACCTACCTCTATTATAGTATTCTTCTTAGTTTTGTCAACAAATAAATTCTCCCACTCTCTGTAGGTCATATCAGCAGGAACATAGTAAGTTTTGTCGTCCTCGTTCCTTGCGGCTCTCATTGAGTCGTTATTGAAAAGGTCGGAGTATTCGTCATCAAAGTACGGTACGGTTATGCTCCTACACCTTGGATGAAGTGGCGGCGCTGTTGCACCCGGCATATATTCACTCATAGGAAAATGCTCTCCGTCCATTGAGCGACACATCTGCGTAGTTCTCTTATCAAGCGTTGCAAGAAATTCATACTGTTCAATGCCCATACTTTTAAACGAATCGTGAGTCGCCAAAGAATGAAAATATGTCTGCTCAGTCATCACAAGATTAGCTGCCTGACTTTTTGATACATTAAACTTATCGGATATTGCCTTAATGGCTGAATCGGGCTTATTGCCGAGTAGGACAGTCCTTGTAAGCTGATTATGTAACTCATTGACAAGCTGAGCCTTTGACTGCCATATTCTGTCTGAAAAGTTTTTACCGTCAACTGCCCAAGGCTTAGTTATAATCTTTTCAAGTGCCTTTTCATCAATAGTGGCTATCTCTCTGCCCATATTAAAGCCTTTTTGCATTTCAAATATCGAATGATAATACGAATTTGAATAAACTTTTCTTGCCATACTGTCTACAGCATCAAGTTCATTGCCAAATGCCTTTTCAACAGCTTGCTGTGTTCGTATTTTTAAGGCTTCAAGCTTATTGATATGATACTTAGACGAAGCATTTTCAAGCTGTTTAACCCATTGATGATTTATAGCGTTTTCTTTGCCGTATTTAATGTATTCGTTTACATCCCACTTGAACTCTGCCAATTCATCAGCCGTTAAAAGCTTCTTAGCCTCTTGCAATGTTACATTGTTATTAACGGCAATTCTGCCGTACCAAGCATCAATATCCTTTTGTATTTCCATTTGTGCCTGTTTGAATGCAGGCTCAATTTGAGCGTATGTACTTAATGAATACAAATGCGCTGACTTTTCAAGCTGCTCATATCTTTCTTGCCAATACTCTCGGTTTTTCTTCGGCATTATTCATCACCGTCGCTATTATCATTTGTGTTGTCATCTTGATTGTTATTAAAGGCATTGCTATACTGCTCAATGTTCTTTTGCTTTTCCTCTTCAATGCGTTCAAGCTCTTTTTGAGGGTCATCCACCCACGGATGCTTAGCAATAATTGTTTCGTCCGAAATAACACCCTGTGACTTCTGACAATTCTCGATAATAATACTTTCGTTAATCATCACATTTCTGTTGAAAATAAAATCGACGGTTTCATTGCTGAAATCGCCTACATTAGTATTATATAAATGTGCATTTATAAACCAAAGCATTTCCTCTAAAGCAGCTTGTAGCTGAATTTCAGTACCGTTAGCATCAAGGTCGATATCCGAATACATTGACTGAATGTTAAGTTCGTTAGCATTACCGCCGAGCCTATCGTCCTTAGCATCATAGCCCATAGCATTCTCAATCAAGGCTTTTTTGAGTATATCCAAGATTGCTTTATAGTTTTCGGCTTTCACTTCAATTTGAAGTGTACGAACATCACCGCCGCCACCATCAGCAGTATTAACCTTAACAGCGCCGTAGGTTGCAAGGTTGCGCCTAAATTCGCCGAGGTCTGTTCCGTCATAATTAACAAGAACAAGAATAGTATTTCTTACATCTTCTTCCATTGCATTTTGAAAATTAGATTCGATAGTATTAATCGCATCCTGCAATGATTTTGTTCTTCTTATCAGTGGTGTTTCCTCAGCGTTGAATTTAAACGGAATAAAAGGTATTTTTAGCCAATTATATTCGGTTGTTATGCCGTCACAGTCAGTCATAGCAAAATAATTTGAATGGAAAGGCGCAACAGGTATAAGACTGCCACCGTCCGTTAATTCAAAATACGTAATGCCGCCCTCATCGCACACCTCAACCCTTTCTATTACCTTATCCTCGCTTGAATTTTTCTCATAAACCACTACAGGATAAATATGTATCATATAGTCAAGCTCGGTATGCTCGGCATCTTTCCAACCGGGTATAAGCTCATACGGCTTAATACGCTTAAAATAAAGCTCGCCAAATTGATTATGACAAGGAAAAAGCCAACCGATACCACAGTTAATTAAATCCTTGCCGCAGTTTATAAGCGTTCTGCAAAACTTTGCGTTAAAATATTGCTGTTGCAGAAGCTTGATATATTCTTCATTATCGCCTTGAACAGTAATAGGATTGCCTAAGAGAAAATTATTCTTTTGGTCTACCATTTTTTGATACTGATTATCAACTATTCGATTATTAGGCAGATTATCCACACTTTCAAGCTTACCGCCATCACCTATCGCCGTTCTTTTCCTACGCAAAATATCTTGTTTGCCTTTGTAGTAATTTTCGCCACAATACATTTCGTGGCGCTTAATTGATATTTTAAATCTGCGTATTTCTCTTTCAATAAACTGCTTATCGGTTAACTGTTCTGTTGCATTCTCTCTAATCAGTCTATCGTAAGCATCTTCATTTGCTATGAAATTAAATAACATATATTTTTATCACCCCAAACAAAAAGAGCAAAGGTATTATCCTCTGCTCTTTAATCAAAACTAAAATTACTTTTTGCATTGCATTTTTCTGCAACACCTGTTATAGCATCCTGTGCATCATCGTGAGCGTTTTTACCCTCTCTTTGATACTTTACCATTGAATCGTAGAAATCAGGAAATCTGTCTTTCCAATTAGTCGGAAAGTAAATATGTTCCATTACCCAAGTGCTGTTTGATAATATTCTTGCATTCTTATTTTGCGACTGATGAAAAGGTCGGATATTACAATAATTACTATGGTATTTTTCCTCAATTATCCTTTTTACACTTCGAGCAAATCCCCTGCCACCGTTATTACTTTCAATATCGGCATTTCTGACCTTATTATCAATGAGTATTTTTGCCGTCGCCGGCTCGGTTATTTCCATACCGTCCTTAGTATATAAAATATCAAGGATATATGCTTCTTTGTTATAGACACCGTAACATATACTGCATAGGTAGTCACTACCCTCATCAGCTGTATCGGTATAGTTACGTATATCCGTAAACAATGGCTTGCCTGTGCCGTCAAGTGGCAGTTTATCGTAAGTTTTAAAGTTACTGTATAATCTGCCTTTAATATCGATAGGCTCTTGCTGATAGTTAGCTGATGCAATGTCAGCACCCATTGCTTTTATCTTGTTTTCATATGATTTAAGCGACAGCACCTCAGGACAAAGCATTGTGCCGTCATCCTGTTTTGCCTTATATGATATATGTCTTACCTTAACACCGATATTTTGGTAATGTTCTAAGGCTCTGCCTGCAAGGTCAAGACTGTGCCACCTTGTCATTACAATAATGATTTTGCCGTGTTCTTCAAGTCTTGAAAGCATTGTATTAGTAAACCATTGCCAATGTTTTTCAAGCACATCTGCATTATATGCTTCCATAGATGATTTAATTAAGTCATCTATAATCATAATTGATGCGCCGAAGCCTGTCGCTGTACCTGTCGGCGAAGTCGCAAGATAGTTGTTATATCCGTTTTCAAGCGACCACATATTCATAGCACCGTCGCCTTTTTTGATTTTCACATTAGGAAATATATCGGAATAAACGATTTTTGTGTCATCGCCTTTTTCCTCGGCTATCGTATCTCTTACGTTTTTAGAAAAGTTTGTTGAAAGCGTTTCGTTATATGAGCCTGTCATTATTTTTTCACTTTGATTTTGACCGAGCACCCACTCAACAAAACAACCAATCGTTCTTGACTTGCCGTGACGAGGCGGCATATTAACTATAAACACCTCATCATCGGAATTATAAAAATCTTGAAGTTGATTGCAGAAGTCAACAAGGAATAACCGATTAGGCTTATAAAAGTCACTTGCTTTTTGATTGCAATATGCAAAGAATGATTTTCTTGCATTTCGTATTTTAAGTTCATTTTTGAGTTTTAAAAGTTCTTCAAGTGAATTTAACTTTTCTTCATTATTCATTTGTAATGCCGAGTTCTTTCTCAATGCTTGCAATCTTTTTTTCAAGTTCTTCATCCGTCATTTCTGCAACGGTATTAACTTTTCCGTTTAAGAGTACATCCTTTCTGTCACTCCATACATCAGGCTTACGGTTTTTAAGCCAAAAGATTTGAGCAGTTGTATCAGGTGGTACATCTCGTTCGGTTTTCTTTACCGGCATAAGTTCATACTCGCCTGTATCAGCATTTTTCACTTGCTCATATATAATATCAACTGCCTTATAACCTAATGCCTTTTTAAACAAAGCATTTTCAACTTGAATGTCGGCAACTTCCTTATTAACTTTTAAGGAGTAGGAAATGTCGGGGAATTTCTTTTTCCATTGTATCAAAGTATCTCTGCATATTCCCATATTATGAGCGATTTGTTCATCAGTCAAACCGCTTTTTGCCCATCCACCGATTTGGAGCAAGCCCTCATCGGTCAGCCAATATTCATATTTACCTTTTGCCATAAAGCTTACTCCTTTCGCTTATTTTATAGTCAAAGCCAAGCCGTCCGCAATAATCACAACTTGTTTTACATTTTGTCTTAATGCTTTTCAGCTTATAGCCTGCACTTTCATAATTTTGCTTACACTTATAGCAAAGTGTCCTTACATTTTCATCCTTTCCCATTTAATCACTCGCATAAAAATAAGCAGTGAGTATATTTCAACTCACTGCTTCAAGGGGATTTATATAATTTTATAAGTATATAATATCACAAAGCTATTGTTCAATTCTATTCTTTTTGTTCGGATTTTGCTATTTTTCAAAATATTTTTTCAGTCTTTCGTAAATAGTAGATTTTGAATAATTAAGAATTTTAGCAGTTTCGTCATAGCTTTTGCCAAAACAACAATGTTGAATAACAATAGCCTTTACCACCTCGTTATCAATACTGTTTATGTAATCGTTCAGAGCTTTCAGCTTTTCGCAAAGCCGTTTATACTCGTCTTTAATAAACTGATTGATTTCAAGCATTTCAAACGCAGTATCGGCTGTGCTGTCGGCTATATTAAAGCTTTGAACATTACTCTTAGTTGTATCAACGCCTTTAATGAATGAGGGTATATACTCATGGCGAAACGATTGTATTTGATTAGCTATAACCGAATACTCTTCAAGTTCTTTAAGTGTCATTGCTTACCACCTCGTCCATTTTACAACCACAATTATGACAATATAAGCCGAACACATATTTATGTAAGTGTTTTCGGCTAAATTCTGAACAAAGTTGTTTTTTACCTCTTTATTTGTCATTTCTCTACCTCGTGTTCTTCTTTCCATACGGTTTCGCAATTATATTTTGTTCTTTTTCGTATTCTAAAGCTGCTTCACGTAAATCTCCAAAACCAAATTCTTCCAAAGGTCCTAAGTCGGAAGCAACTATATCGCAAGATTTGCATAGATAGTACGACTCAACAGTGCCACCATCTGCAGCAGCTGCTGATATCATTTGACAAGGAGGTTCGAAGTAACGCCCACAGCCAAAGCAAACGTGCGGTTTGCGTATTTTGACGAGCTTATATCTTAAAATTTTACTCATTTCCATTTCCTTTCTTTCATTCTTTATTCTCCTTTACCCATTCAAATACCCACGCAGGTAAGAAAATGTTATAGTCTTTTAACGCTTGTAGCCTCATACTTTTAACGGATGAAAAAATATTTTCTTCAATCAACAATCTAGCTGCTTTTTTGACTGCTTCTTTTTTCATTATTCCGTTTACATAAAAATTATCAGGACCGCAGTCACAGTATTCCTCAATAAAGTTTTGTATTTTTTTGTTATATGGTGTGTTCAGCATTTCTATGTTTCCAACAATTCGGGGTTATCGTACAAGAACTATTTAAAGCACCCGAAAAATCCTTTCCTCTAAAAAGCATCTCTCTCATTTTTTTACCTCCTCAAATTGTAATTGCTCAAGGTTTAAATTTGCAGTACACATTATATTCAAAGATTTTTCCGGGTTTTCCTTATAGAATTTTTGAATATAATATTTTTCTCGTTCCAAAATGTTTTCAGTTTTTGGAACAATCTCTATAACCTCAAACTTGTAATCTGTAATATTCTCGATAGGGAATCTTTCCGTTTTCAAGTGCTGACCCCAACGAAAAACAGGTGCATACATTGTTTGACCGATATAAAATTCGCCTGTTGACTTCTTCGAGATTTTATAGATATAGCCGGATATATCTTCTGTAAACATATCTCTTTGAATATAAAATTCTTGTTCATCATCGGGGCGTAATTTTGCGTGTTCTCGCTCCTCATATACTTGTTTACATTTGTGACAGCAAAAACGCTTTTTTGCATATTCTTCTATACCATAAAATCTATTTCTTACTTCATAGTCAGAGAAATATATCGCACTACCGTAGTAAGTTTCTACGGTTGCACCACAACAGTCGCAAGTAAAAGTGACTTTATTGAAATATCGTTCTGTGTTATAACAATGCTCGCCGATGATAATGCAGTACAAATCTCCCGCTTTTAATTTTTTTGAGTAACGAAAAGCAATCTCTTGCCCATACTGTTCTTTAATTATTTCTTTGAATTGCTCCCGGCTGTCACAGATTAGGCAGTCCATAAGGATTTCAGTATTTTCCGCTTTACTTGTTGAAGAAAACAAACCAAAACCTAAATCGTTTTCACGATTTTTTGCGGCGGTTTCTTCGTCAGCAACCTCATAAATCCTGTAAATCACTTCAAGCATCGTTAGTTACCTCAATCAATATGTATTTGCCATTTTTTGTTCTAAACGGGTCATTACTTTCAAAGTAAGGAGTGATACAACCATATATTCTATTGTCATACATAGGACATTGTTTGCAAAATCTATGTTTATGGCAAAATTCACCAAAAGTCATAACCCTAAACTTACGCTTGCGTTTTTTTGCCACGGACATTTGTGTCCTTAGCAGAGTTTTCGTGTTCATCATATCTTTTTTGTATAAACTCTTTAACATCTTCAAAATTTCCTTGTATTAACTGATTTTCCAACCATTCACAACTATAACTTGGAATGCCCATTCCATTAAATGAAAATTGCAAATCTTCCGCAATCAATTTCACAAAATATCTTGCTAATTCTTTATTCATTTTCTTCAACTCCCTATCGTTAGTAATTTGTTGATAACAGCAGTAGAAATATAGCAATCATTTTCTCTTAATATTTCAAGTAACTGTTGTTTGCATTTATGCACACCGTCCTCAAATCCCTTATCATACTGTTGTCTGTCGTATTTTAATGCTTTGATTAGCTCGTCTTTATCAACATAAATTCCATACTTATGAATCACTTTAAGCGTTTCATTTGCTAATTGGCTTTCAATAGACGACATTTGTTCTTGAACAATCTGTATTGGAGCTTTATAAAACGTAGCCCTATCTATTTCAAACTCAAATTTAGTCATTTTTTACCTCCTTGATTCCAAAAACCACATATCCGTCTTTAAGACCCCAACCGTTAAGAACATAAGTTATTTCATATACTTTGTCGGTTATAGGGTGCTTTACAAACGGGTCGCTTGGCTCACAAGGTTGAAAAACAACCCTGTCGCCTTTTTGATAACCTCGGTCATTTTCTCGAATTTCAAATCTCTTATCTCCTGATAAAACATCATCACAGAAATTCAAAAGAAGTTTGATTTTATGTGTTTTCATTTTTCGTCACCTCATTTCAAATACTCAGGTGTTTCAAAGCTCATTTGCAATGGGTTATCGCCGACCCACCACATCATTACATCTTCAGGAGTATTCCAACCTACCGAATTATCAAGCCCTGCTGCCTCTCTTGCTTTAAGCATTCGTCTGAACGCTCGCAAATAGTTATCTCGATACTTTGGGTAGCGTATAAAATCAGCTTTCATACCTTTACCGTTATGCATAGGGCAACCGATACATCCAATACGCTTCATTCCGCATTGATATAAAGGATTTGACTTACATCCATAGTGATGCAGAAATTCCCACACATCTTTATCAGTCCAATCAATGATAGGATTGATAAGCGTTGAGGTTGTCCTATAGCATCGTTCAACCATTCGGCGACTTTCGTCATTATCAATATTAAGTATCAAACCGCCTTTTGGTACTTGCTCATATTCCGCTTGCAATTCTTCTGCAAGTGCGATTGTCGATTTAGGCTTGCCTATAATCTTTACAACGCCACCATTTTGCTTTCTGCTTGCGCTTTCAGCCCAACGAACACCGGTTACCTTAACTCGACCTTTTCCACCTTTTTCTTTCAGTTCATCACAACAATAACGGATTAACCTTGTAGGTGGAATTTTCTTTTTCTCAATCAACTGCCACATTGAGTATTGAGGAGTGACAACTTGAACATTCGGGATTGACTTGATATATCGGACTGTTTCAGGTGCGTCAACGGTTGTAAGGTTATGTACTATATCGTGTTTTACTCCTGCAAGGTCAGCAAGAATACGAATGCAGTCGCTGTCTTTACCACCGCTGAAGCACAAATAATACGGTTCGTCCACAGGCTCAAATGCTTTTAAGCGTTCTATTGCCGTGTTTATTTTTGTTTGTAATTCGCTCATCAAATCACCTCATCCTGCTGCTACTGCGTTAAATTCTTTCATATTGTTGCACGATTTATCACAAAGCCATTTACAATTTGCCATAACAAGTGCTTTAGAAAACGGTGGCGGTACAGCATTGCCGCACCTCGCCACTTGCTTTGTCTTGTTATATTCCTTGCCGTTGCAGTCCTTATCAATGATGTAATCATCCGGGAAGCCCTGCGCCTTGTATAATTCTTTCGGCTGTAGCATTCGCAAGCCTATATCGGATATAAAATACTCAACTCCGTTAATGCAGAAAATAAGCACCTGATTAGCCGATATATTCCAATCTGTGTAGGTGTTAAGTAACTCTCTTATCTCGCTCCAATGTCCGAGATTGTCACCGTCGTACTCTTTCAAATAATCATCCGTCTTGGCAAAGTGATTTGCGTGTGCTGTTATGGTAGGAAGCGGCTCATTTAATGCCTTGCAATCCATATTTTTGCGGAGTATAGTCAAATAGCTTTCACATAAGAAATGCCGGGGTTTAACAGTTACTGTTTGCAAAGGATTTAAAACGCTGTTAGCGTGGTCTGCACCGCCGTAATACTGAGTTAAATACGGCATTGTCAGCGAATTATGGTCTATTGCCGTAACGGTTGGTAATGGTTTATCAATTTTGCTGCCGACAACACCGCCAAAGTATTTAGAAAGATACGGTGTAAAAAGAGCATATCTCGGTGAGCCGTCGATTGTATAAATAGGTTGATTGAGTTGTTGACCTCTCACTTCCGATTTAGCTGTTTCACTGTGATATTGAATAAGTGCAGGAGAAATATAAGCAAAGCCGTGTTTTGATGTGATTGTCGGAACTTGCTTATTAAGTTTTTGCCCCCTTGTTTCTTTTCCACTATGATTAATTTGTTCAAGATAAGGCGATACAAGATACTGCTTGCAGCTGCTTACTATCGTTGTAAGCGGCTTGTCTATATCCTGCAAGCGTGGCTTTTGACCTTTTCGTTCGCCATATCCTATAGGAATGATAAACGGCTTTTCTTCCTTAATCACAAATTTGTCAAGTCCTCTTGCAATTCGCCTTAAAGTATTCGTTACAAGTGGCTTTTTGCGTTCAAATATGCTTTGTGCAGGCAAAGAAAAATCAATACAATCGGCAGCGGTTTTCCACGGCTTTAGCTTGCCACTCTTAACCTCTTCGCTATTTGGGTCGCCGTGTGTAGGCTTCGGGAAAACTATAGGTTCTCCGTCACACCTTGCAACAAGAAAGAATCTTTTTCTTATAGTTGGTGCACCATAGTCGCAAGCTCTCAACTCCCTATGCTCAATCTCATATCCGAGTGCCGAAAGCTGACTTTTCCAACGCTCGAATGTTTGACCCTGCTTTGACTTAACCGGCTTACCTTTGCGTACAGGACCCCAAGTCTGAAACTCTTCTACATTTTCAAGGATAATAACCCTCGGTCTTACCGTTCCTGCCCATTTGAGTACAATCCACGCAAGTCCTCTTATATTCTTATCTACAGGCTTACCGCCTTTCGCCTTGCTGAAATGCTTGCAGTCAGGCGAAAACCAAGCAAGTCCGACTTTATGACCTTGACAGATTTCCTTTGGGTCTATATCCCATACACTTTCCTGATAATGACGAGTGTATGGGTGATTAGCCTTGTGCATTGCAATAGCGTCCGGGTCGTGGTTAATCGCTATGTCAACAGGTCGCCCTGTTGCGAGTTCAATTCCGCAGGAAGCACCACCGCCACCTGCAAAGTTGTCAATAATCAATTCGTCAAGGAAGTTTAGTTGTCTCATTATCTTTCAACCTTTCTTTTAGTTCCTTTTCCGTTTCTTGGTGTATCAAGTTCATAATTGTAAGCGATGCGTTATCTTGGAGTAATTTCCAACACATACACCCTAATACGATTATAAATACAGCAAGGATAATAACTACAATTCTCATATTTTTACCCCTCAAAAGAAATCTGCGTTGATTCGGTGACAGCACCTTTGCAATTTCTTACTGCCTGTTCAAACCAAGTGGTTTTCAGCTCAACGCCTATTGCTCTTCTGCCTTTTTCAAGAGCCACATAAGCTTCCGAGCCTATGCCAAGAAACGGTGTTAATACTGTTTCATTAGGATTGCTCCAAAGGTCAATAGCTCTGCGAATTACCGACAACTGCAAGGGGCATATATGCTTTTCGTCTTTATCATCACGGCATGATTTTGATTGAAGTGTGTCAGATGGGTTTATATCCATCCAAACAGGACTTGCGTATTTCTGCCATTCCCCCACAGGAAAAGTATCGTTTGTATGTGAAATAGGCTCAGGGTTGTCACCGGGCTTACGCATCACCACCAAGTATTCAGATAAACCTTGCCTGCTCATCGCACTGTCCTTTTTGATTTGCTTATGTAACAACCCAAGTGCCTTTGTTCTCTGCATTTGCACAACAGGGTCTTTCCAAATATTAACCTCGGAATGATAATAAAAACCTGCTTTTTGAAACAGCCTAATTAAATCACCCCTAAAATCTTGAAGTCCGATAAAACCGTCTCTGCCTTTCGTTGTCGGAAGTTGCATACAATGTACCGCCATAATTCTTCCCGGCATAAGTATTCTGTATAGTTCATCAACTATAAACTTAAATTGAGTGTAAAACTCTTCTAAGTCTTTGCAGTTGCCTAAGTCTCTTTCGCTGTTGCTGTAAGTGTAAAGGCTTGCAAACGGCGGCGAATATATCATAAAATGTACGGAATTGCTCGGAATACCTTTTAAAACTACGGCGCTGTCACCGTTATAAAGTGCCATTCTGTCATCAACATATTGTTTTATGCACTTATCATCCATTGTGGAACACTCATCCTTTCTGTTGCTATATAGCTTTCTGTCATTTTTGTTGCATTGTTAATTTCGGCAATTAAAATGTCTTTTGTTCTCTTCGACAACTCATACATAAACTTAGTCGCTTGCATTTGTTTACGCTCGATATTGTCTTTAACTGCGCCCTCAGCCTTACTCGCTATCAAATAAGCATCAACAGGCTTTGTTTGACCGAAGCGCCAACACCTGCGTATCGCTTGATAATACTTTTCAAAGCTATCTGATAAGCCTACAAATATTTCCTTATTGCAGTTTTGCCAATTCATACCGTAACCGCATATAGACGGCTTTGAGACAAGAACACGAATATCACCGTTTGCAAAACCGAGCATTGCATCAACCTTATGCTTATCGCTGTCAGAACCTTTAACCTCAACAGCTCCGATGATATTTTTCTTTAACAACTCGCTTTCGGCGTTATAATCACACCATACAAGTACCTGTTCATCGGTTGAATTAGCAAGCTCGCAAGCCGCCTTAACTCTTTCATTTAGGCTGTCTTTTCTTGCTTGACTTCTCTGCTGTAATGTCTGCGTGGTTGACGGAAATAAGAGCATTTGTCCGCCGTCATCCTCAATTTCGGCATCAACGGTTACTTGATGCACAATAAGCTGCGGCAAAGAATACCTTTCGTCATAAAAACCTAATACATTAGGATTTGGCACTACTGCCGCCCACGATGCTATCCAATCCCAAAACTTCTCGACAGCATGACCTTTAAGTCGCCATTTTGAAGTATCGCCGCCATCGTGAACAAAGAATGTTGCAAGCATTTCAAAATATCCCATAATGCCTAAAAACTCGCTGTGATTGCCAAGTTCCATATAGTCATTAGGTGCAGGTGTTGCAGACCAACAGGAGCGAAACGGTGTATATTTAAACTCGTCAATTAACTGTGTTCTCACTTTTCCGATGCTATTCTTTAATATTGAGCTTTCGTCAAGCGCAACGCTGCCGAATGATTTGCAATCAAAATTATGTAATTTTTCATAATTCGTAATATTGACTGCGGTATTTTTTATATCGGCTTGAAATTCGCATATATTTACTTCAACGCCGAATTTCTCACCTTGCAGTTTTGTTTGTTCAGCAACCGCAAGCGGTGCAAGAATAAGTGAGGGTTTATTACTGTACTTTCTTGTTTCGTCAGCCCATACAAGCTGTTGAATAGTCTTACCAAGTCCGCAATCCTCAAAGAAAGCACATTTACCTTTCTTTAACCCCCACTTAACAAGCATTTTTTGCCACTCAAACATATTGCTGTTAAGTTCATCAATATTTATATCAAATCCTGCATTTACAGCCTTTAACTGCTTAGATGCAATAAATTCTTGATAATTCATAATAATTGCCCGATGTGTGTCGGTCTTATATGTAGAGGTGGAAAGTCAACGCCTACTACACACATTGACTTTTTTACGTATAAAAAATAATTTGGAATTTTAAGATATCAGTATTAACGGAAAAAATAGTTGCTTGAGGTATTCCTCTACTACATATAAAAACCACATTCATAAAAGAGCCGACACCACATCGCTTTTACCTTTCTTTAAATTTCCTGAATGTAAACGCATACAAACGGCTCGCCATCTGTGTAGTATTTTCCACAGCTGCACATAACTATTTGCTTATCATCGTTATAGGCAACACCATTTAAAGCATCAGCGATAATTTTTATAATGTTGTCAGCATCAGGCTTTTTTGTCGGATAGATTTTATTTTTTACCATCAGTTCACGATTTTTTATGCTTGTCCTTTTTGGAATACTGAAAAAGGCATTTATATCAAGATAAATCGGCTTATCACCGAACGTTTTGCCCTTGGCTTCATTTTGATAACTAAAAGCAACAAGCTTTTCGTATTCAACCGTCGACTGAGGTGTATATGTATGAGTTTTTGTAACTCTCGGTCGAGCCTTTCCTTTAGGCTCACCGTCAATAAAAAATTGAATACTGTTCATTTACTTTTTCCTTTCATTTAAAAACTTCCGGGTCTTTGACATTGCCGTCCTTAATCGCCCATTGCAAAATAGTTTTAAACGGTTCTTTGCATTCGGAGTATCGTTCTATCTTCTTGCAATACTCATTAAGTGCACAAGGACTGATAAGCGAGTATAGCTTATCGTATTCAGCAATGGTTAATACTGTACCGGGATAATATTCGGTCATTTCTTCTTCGTCATATTGCGACCAATCAAAGCTCGATTTATCACAAGTAAGTAAGTTAGTAAATATATCATTATTACATTCTTTCATTATTACATTCTTGTTTGTTGTTATTTGTTTGTTATTTGTTTGTTGACTGTTTGTTAGTTGATTGTTAGATTGAGTATCACTAACGCTTGTAAAGTCTTGATAGACCGTGTAATTAAGCACTATTATCAATGTATTTTTGTTTGTTGATTGTTTGTTAATTTCGCCTGTTTTTTCTAAATGCTTTAAAGCCGTTCTTACTTGCTGTGTAGACAGTCCGTTTCTGCTTGCTATTGATGCAACAGAAGTAACGAGAGAGCCTCTTTTTATAACCTGTCCGTGCCAACAGTTATCTTGATGATTTGCATTTAATAACAGGTCGATAAAAACTTTAAAAACAACAGGATTGTCGTACCATTCCCAATCAGCCAACTTACGATATAATTTAATCCAACCCTCCATAACATCAACTTTCTTTCATGTAATAACGCTTATACCTACAATGCTCTCCAAAGCGATTTATGCCGTTTTCCCATTCATCCGATATAGGATAGCCTTTTTCTCTCAATTCGCTTATACGCTTGCGTGGGTCGCCTATTCCAAGGTGTTCCTGAGCCTCTTTGACCGTTATGCTTCCGTATTCTTCAATATAACCAATAATTCTGTTTTTTTGCTTTGCTATTCTGCTCATATTTTCACCTCTCAAAACGGTAAATCGTCGTCATCATCGACAATTTCTTCAAAGTCCGAACTGTCAGCTGTTGCATAAGTCTGCGGTGGTTGTGAAAACGCAGGATTTGTGCCTTGACTATCAGCCTTAGAACCACAGAAAGAAACTTGATTAGCAACAACTTCTACGGATTTTCTCTTGTTGCCGTCACGGTCTGTAAAATTATTTGTTTGTATAGAGCCCTCGACAGCAATCATTGAGCCTTTATGAAAATATCTGCTGACAAATTCAGCCGTCTGTCGCCAAGCAACTACGTCAATAAAATCTGCCTGTCTGTCTTGTCCTTGTGGCTGATAATTTCTGTCAACAGCCATTTGGAAACGGATAACCGAAATGCCGCTTTGACTTGATTTCAATTCAGGTTCGTATGTTAATCTGCCCATAAGGACAACGGAGTTAATCATTTGTATTTCACCTTCCAAATCTTACATAAATATTCATCAAGCTTGATACCGAAAACCTTATATTTTTCATCAAAAGACTTTTGCCCTATCCTATGTGCCTCGGCGTGTAAGTCCCACCTTAACGGCATTACACGCATACCGAGATGAATAATATCTTTTCTGTTTCTGCCCATACCTACTGCATCCACATGATGAAGTTGCACCTTTGCTTTTTCGCCTGTAATACAACAAGTCTTATTTGCAAGACAGCAGTAAATATACCTTGATATATCAGGGCTTCGCTCAATTAAGTTGTCTTTAGTCGGTATTCCCTCTTCAATGCAAAATTCGATAAGATATTCAAGAAAATCTCTTGCAACCGTCATTGAGCAATCAGAGAGTGAAAATTCTTTTTGCCCGGTTAAAGCAATATATGAATATTTCATAACCTGCTTTGTTTCATCAGGTGTATATCCTGTGTACTTTGCTATATCGTTAAAGGTTGCATAAATATGTTTACGCTGTAATGCCGATATGCTCCGTCCGTCATCAATACGGACAGAACATTCGGTTATTTGTCTTTTGTCGAGTAAGTAGGTCTTTTCAAACGGAACAATCAAGCTAAAGCTTTCATTTTCAACAATATCGGTGACATATCCGACTGCCTCATCCATAATGTCACCTATGCGAGTGGGTCGTTTTCAATGTCGGCATTGCTTTCAACAACTGTTGTATCGTTCTCGCTCGGCGTTTCAACATTGCTTGGTGAAGAATTATCTTCTTCGTAGTCGCTGTCGATATAATCAACTGTACCGTCCTCATTAACAACAGCCATATCGCTGTCAAGTGCCTTTTGCATTTCAATGCTCATAATGCCCCACTTACTTATAAGCTGACGAAGCATAGTCTTTCTCGCCATGGCATCAAAGTCTTTTTCCCAAAAGGTATAGCCTGACTTTTTGCGATAACCCTTAGAATATTTAAGAGCAAAAGCCTCCATTTTGTTTCTGCTCCAATACATTGACTTGATAAAGCCGTTATGATAGCGAAACATTGCGTAGTAGCCGATTGTAGGGGTATTTTCCCTCTCTTCCTCGTCAGTTATAAGTGACACTTTAATTTCTTCATCAAGAGGGTTGTAGGACATGAGTTCGCCCTCTTTGATTTCAACTACATTAAGCCTTTCATAATAGCCCGAACGAATGGCAAGCTGAATATAACCTTTATATCCGAGTTGGAACTGCGCAATTTTACCGTTCTTAGTATCGTAAGGAACAAGATAATATTGACCGAGCTGAGGACTTGGCGAAAGGTTAAGTGTTTCGCCAAGCAAAGCAGCTGTGATAATTGAATTAGCATCACATTCCTGTAATGCAGGGTTTATTGCAACAGCCGAAGAGATTGCCGCAATAAACCTTTCTGCCTTTTTAGGGTTGCCGAGAGTATTGTTGATAAGTGCCTTATATTTATCTTCCTGAATAGCTACGCTAAACTTTTTCTTTGTCTTAACAAGTGAATTTGCCATTATTATTCTCCTTTCGGCACATTGCCGTATTTGATGTTATATTGTGTTGTGAGTGCTTTCATAGCCTTGCGAAATTCCTCGGTTGTGTCATAAAAACGAACATCAATAGTTTTAGTTGCCTGCTGATTAATTGCTTGTTTTGGCGGCTGTGGTGACTGTTCCTGCACCGTTTCAGCAGTCGAAGTTATTTCTTCCTTTGTCGGCTCAATTTTATTCATTTTTTTGAGGGCATTTTGCCTTTCTTCAAATTCGTGCTTCTTTTGAAGAGCTGCCGACATATCAAGCGTTTCAATATAGGCATCAAGCATTTGCTCCTCGCATTCAAGTTTCATTGCCTTAATAACCTTGATGTCATTCTCAAACTTAAACACCTTATCTCTTATTTCCTGTTTGATTGTTTCAAGCTTACAGGTCTTGTTTTGCCATTTATTTGGTATAACTTTTTCAAGTTTGAGTACCTCGTAATAGTCAGGAAATTCTTCAACATAAAAGCTTGCAATTTCTTTTAGCTTTTCATCAACCTCTTTCTTTTCAAAGTCCTTAACTTGCGTATCAATGTTATTTACGCCTTTGTCGATAATTTCAACAAGTTCTTTGACTTGTTTTTCAAAGCTTTCAAGCGGTGAGATATACTCTTTTTTCACCTCAACCTTTTTATCGTTTAAAGCCTTTTTGAGCTTATTTAGTGCCGCCCTGTCGCTCTTTGCAGACTTTAAATCGTCCTCGGTTACTGCAAGAGTTTCATAAGGCTTGATTTTTTCGGAAAGTTCAGCCTTTAACTCCTCAAAATTGAAAACAATCGCATTTGGTATTGATTGCTTAATGTCAGTAGATAAATTAAATTCCATAATGTTTTCCTTTCATATTTCAGGTAATATTAAATTTGGTGATTTTCGAGTTTGAACGCAATTCCAAAACTCTTTTTCTTTATGTAACAGATATTCCATATCTGCCTTAATCTGCTCATTGTCACGCTCAAAATAGTAATCTCTCACAGTATGGCGTAGCTCTGTACCTTTGTAATAACGAATATCGGCTCGTAATATTGCAAAATCGTATCCTGTTGCAAGAAATTGATGCAATAATTGAGCATAGTAATAATCAGGTACTTGTCCGTTCCAATGCTCCCATTGGTTTGACTGCTGAATGGTAGTTGTTTTAATTTCAAGTACGCCGTTCTTATTACCGCCGATAATGTGACCGTCTAAGGTTGCAAAAAGCCATGGCTCATTTGGTCTATTAGCAATCATTCCAAATTCGTCATATTCAACCATGTAACCCGGATAATCAAGCTCAAATATTCCTCTTACAAGTTCTTCGGCTTTTTTGCCATACATAACGCAATCTTTATCGCCTATATCCTCAGGCTCTCGCTGTCCTGTTTTTTCTTGCCACAGTTCAACATTCGTTTTCCAAGGATTTACACCGATAATACAGCTTGCCTCGCTTGCACCTATTCCCTTTTTGCGTTCTTTGAGCCATTCCTCACGATTTGTAGTTTTTTTCATATGTACCCTCTGCAATGCTTACACATGCATACCAACCGCTTTGTCTATCATCAAATACGCAGTTATCAAATTCGCTGTATTCATCAATAAACGGCTCTGTATATTCTTTCATAGCCTCTTTAGCTTCAAGGTCATTTGCGAGCAAAAGAAACGAAAGAATAATCATAATTAAGCCACAAAGCATTAAAACAGTTGTTATTAACTGAACTAAAATATCAGTATCGTCAACGATAAAGCCAAGCATATATAAAGCACCGCCGACAATACCGAAAACTATTCTTTTATTCTTATTCATCAAAATGCGCTCCTTTCAACATATTGTGGTGGTAATAATAAGCTTGCGTTATATCGCCTTATCATATCGTCGCAGGTATCGGTTTCCTTTTCTGTGTTAAACAGTGATTACGCAGTGGGCAATAATTACATCTTTCCATCTTCGTCCTCCTCGACAGGCTGAATACCTGTAACTTCAAAAAATTTATTTCTGTTGATATAAAAATTCCATCTGCCATTACTGCAAACAGCACGACCGAATTCTAATCTTCCGTCAATAATGCCCTGTCGAATAAAGCATGGGTTTTTACGCATCAGCTTTGCCGCCTCTGCTATTTTCATTGTTTCTGTGTTTTTGTACTTTGACATACTTAATCACTCCTTGATTTTTATTTTCAAGTGTGATACAATCAATTTGCTAAGGGTGTATCACACCTTGCCGGCTGTGTTTTTATGCAGTCGGCTTTTTTCATTTAACAGATTCGTAATTAAAGCACCAATTAAAATACGGCTGCTTAATATCAATGTTGTTTTCATTGCAATGGTCTACGGCTCTGTTAAAATGAATGCAATATTTACAGCATTTAATTTCTTCGTCCATAACGCACCTCGTAACATCTAATCACCTCAAATCCTTGTTGTTGGCTGTTTGTCAACTTTCTAATTAAAAAAATAAGCATCTTTTTCGTTTTCAATGCCTAAAATTTTACTCAAAAGTTGTATTTCACTTCCCTTAAATTCAGTTTTACCATTAATCTTATAATTAAGAGAAGTCGGCGAAATGCCCAGACATTCAGCAATCTTCTTTTTTTCAATGTTTTTTTCAATAATTTTCGCTTTCAACATATTAACATTGACCATCAATATACACCTCCAATCTTTTTGTTGGCTGTCTGTCAACATACTCAATATAGCACATAGTTGACTTCAAGTCAACAGTTTTTTTGAATTTTTTTCAAATTTATTGACATTTAGTCAACATTGTGCTATATTGATGACAAAGGAAGTGATTGA